TAATTTTCTTGTGCTTCTTGTCTATCTGCAACTGCATTATTGTATGCATCTACCTGTGCTTGAGTTGGTCCAGATCCAGAAGAAAAAGTATTAAGGTTACAACTAAATCCTACTCCCCATCCACCAGTATAATCACAGCCTGCTCCAGTCCATCCTCCAGGAATAGCCCATCCAAGATGATAAGATCCTGGACCTCCACCGTTATACCACCATATCTCTACATCTAAAGTCTTGTCTTCACTAACATCATACACTGGAGAGTAATCACTCCAGGTAACACCCTGTTCGACCCAGTTATTGACAGCAAGTTGTCCATTAACATACATTCTAAAACCATCGTCTGTGTACCCTGCAAAATATGTAGAGGTCCAGTGATCTGGAACAGTAATTCTGCCAGTAAACTTCACTATAATATCTTCATATCTTCCACATACTGGTAGGTTCATTGAGTTTGAGTTCCAAGTGCCAGTACATATAACAGATCCAGGAACTGCTACACTTCCATTTCTTAATAGGTTATAAACCGTATAGGAAAGTCCTGATCCACCAGCGCTCTGCATATTTGACTGTGTGGTTTGAACATTAATATTGGCTATGCTGAGTGCATCTTGAGCGTCATTCTTTTCTTCAAATGCGTTGTCTTTGTGTTCAAGGGCCAAGGCTACTGTTTCTGTCTGACCATCTACATTAGATTGTGCAAGATTCATTTCTTCTAAGGCTACAGCCTCTGCTTCTACTGCATCATCATAGGCATCATTGGCATCATCTCTAAGTTCCATCGCATTTTTGGCATAGGTAAACTTATTTTCTGCTATGTCTATAAGATCTATTAAATCATCTTGGTAGCCAAGGTCGTCTATACTATTGTTGAGTTCTTGTATTTCTTGGGCTGCAATAGTTAGGGGGTCGTCAGAATGAGCCTCTGTTGGGGCTATGAATAGCCATCCGAAGGCTAACAATGTTGCTACTGCTATTCGTAATAATCGTTTTATTTGCCTTCCCCCTTGCAGACATGATGTCTGATAGGATGATTATACCATTTTATTGCACAAAAAAGGGGCTACCGTAATTGGCAACCCCTTTAATGTTGGAATAATTACTTAACTAAAGTAACCTTTGCCTTTGGATTCTTCTTGTTCCACTTGTTTGCAAGTGTGTTGAATGCCTTCTTAAGAGAAGAAAGTGCCTTAGCATTATCTGCTGTTAACTTAGCAATTTCTGCATCCTTAGCAGCAAGTGCTGCATCAGAAGCAATCTTGGCTGAAGCAGCCTCTGCCTTTAACTTAGCAATCTCTGCTGCTGCAATTAGTGCATTTGAATCTGCAACTGACTTAGCGGTAGCAGCATCTGCTGCTGCTTTATTTACTGCATTTGCTAATGCATTTTCAGCAGAAACTCTTGCAGAAATCTGTGCAGCAAGTTCTCCTGCAAGATCACGAACTGTAATCTCTGCAAATGGTGCAAGTGTTGGAGCAGTCAAACCTGTTACGGCCCCTGCTACTGCATCAGATGATGTTGTTGGAGCAAACATAACTAGTGCACGATTTCCAGTAGTTGGAAGAGTTGCCTTAAATGTTGCAACTCCAAAGTCTGAAAGTGTAGCACCTGTTGATGCTGTTGCTGAATCAAGTGTTGCTGTTGCAGCAAATACTGTTGCAGTAAGAGACTTGCCAGAAACCTTGTTTCCGAATATGTCTGTTGCTGTAACAAGAATGTCCTGCTTTGTACCTGCAGCACCTGATGCTGGAGCATTTACAATTAGGTTGTTAATCTTACCAGCAGTACCCTGTACATAGTATGTAAGAGTTGTTCCACCGTTGTTGATTACAACTGTGCCAATTGCTGTTGTCTTTGTGTAGACATAGAATGTTGCAGTTGTTCCTGTACCAGTTGCGATTGTCAAAGATGATGATCCTGATGTCGCTGCTACTGGTGCAGCAGATGTGTGTAGTGCAGACACGATTGTTGCGTTTGTTGTGGTTACAGAAACTGCTGTTCCTGTGTCAACTGTTGCGACGAACTTAAGTGCGTCAGCAGCGTCAACTGTGTTATCTGCAGGGACTGGCAATGATGCAGGTGTAGCAATTGCAGAAGCGGTTGTATTAGCCGTTCCGTCAAGAGTTACAGCAACTGTCATTACAGCAGCACTTGCAGGTGTTGCTACGATTGTGCCCAAAGTCATGGCTGCAACCATGGCTAGTGCGATTTTCTTGAATGAATTCATTCGGTATTTCTCCTTATTTATAGTAGATTAAATCTATTCAGATAATCTTTTATATCATCTGGCATAGGTTTATATTCTATCACATTGTCTCTAGTAGTGTCAACCTGCTTTGGTCGATCACTAATCGTATGGACTTCAATTACCTGATTTTGGTCTTTTGGGGTATGTGATATTGCCCCAAATATTGCTCCACACACAGCATCGGCCAAGTCCTTTGACTTTTTGCGTGGGTGGTCAACTCTATTATTTTTCATAATCTTTAACTGAGTAAGTTCATCGAACAAAAGTTCGATTGCTGGCATAGCAAGTCTTTCCTCGTATACAAGCATTGCCATATCTTCATAGTGCTTTTTAGCAACAGAAACAGTATCAGTTCTCATTCCAACCTGCTTCAACTCATTTTGAATATCAAATGATTGCCAACGGTCAAAAGAAACCATTCCAATATTAAATCCAAGCCTTCGAAGGTTTTGAATCCACATTTTTACTTCAGATAGGTTGACTGGGCCTTCAACCTTTGGTTCCCACCATGCTACTGCATCTACTACTACGATTGGTGCTACTTGTTCATAGTTGTTAATTACCTGGATATTTACCCACTTATCCACATGTGCAATAGCCACAGCACACTTGTCATGCTTTTGTGCAAGGTCAGCGTGTACGTAGTAAACTTTGTCTGGGTCTGGCTTAAAAGATTCATCAAACCTTTTAAAATTATCTATTGGGTTTCTAAGTGTCATGCATGCTCTTACTTTTTCAGACTGCTTAAAGAATGCGTCTGAAGCAAATGTTGGTACGCATGCAAATCTTTGCATAGCATCTCCAATGTCTGTCAAAAATGCAATTTTAAAATCATCAATCTTTCTTGTAGGGTTTACTTCCCAGGTTGGTTTCTTTAGTGCAAATACTCCTGGATACTTGTATGAAATGATTTGATCTTCATCCCAGGAAATATCAAAGTAGTTATCTGGATCGTCTTCTGGCAAGATTGGGTTAATAATAAACCTATGAGTCTTTTCGATTGATTCTTTCTCAGCAATTACTGCATCATATCTTTCTGAGATAAAGTCTCCTGGGTATCTTGGGAATGAAAGCAAAACAACCTTACCTAAGTCTGGGAAACGAGAGTCTACTGAAGCACGGAATGCTCTGTAGATGTTGTCAGCAGTCTTACCTTGATCATTTCCTGTTCCAATCTCAGAAGCAAAACCAGAGATCTCATCAAGAACTGCAAGCAACAAGTTCAGACCTTCGTGCGATTCTCTTTCTGAGTGACCAGAATAAACTGTAATAGACTTATCAAACTCAACCGAATCTGCCTTAGCATTATACTTTCCAACAAACCAAGGAGACTTCTCAATTTTTGTTTTAAACCCTTTAAAGAAAACATTCTTAGCCTGCTGAGCGTTAATCGCTACGTTAATTAAGTCAATAGCATCTCCAGAGGGCTTACCAAAATACTTTGCTGGGTCTTTAAGGCATAGAAGTTTGTATACGATGTATGAGCAGGCTACTGTTGATGTAAAGTCTTTTCCAGATCCCTTGCCAAGTTGCAGGATGATTTCGTTCTTTGTGTACTTATTAAAGTATTGTGTTCCTTTTTCTTCCCCCATAATATTTATAAGATCTTCTTTACGATAGATCTGGCTCATAGCCTCAACAATGTCGTACTGTATATCAGAAAGTGGTGGTTGTCCAAGGTAGGCTTCTCCTTCTACAAATGTTCTTGCATCTACTGGAGTTTCTTCAAAGTGATCATCTTGAAGTGCCTCAAGAAACTCATTGAACATCGTGGACAACTGTAATCACCTCGTTATCTTTTGCAAATGAAGATAGTCTACGCATGATCTCATCACGAATCTGAGGATACTCAGATGCAATATCCTTTAATATTGAAACAAGAATTTCTTGGCGACGCTCAATCTCAATCATCTCTTCTGCAAGTTCTTTGTTCTCAAGCAGTCCAGCCTTTTGCAGCATGTCGATGCGCTTAGACTCTATATCCATAACAAGTTTAATTGCAGCAGTTTTTGCGCTAAGATTGTTAGTCATAGATGCTTCATCAATAACCTCATATGTACGAGAAACCAACTTGCTATAGTGTGTATCCGCAGCAGCAAGTGCTTCTTTAGCACGAGCACGAATAGCATCATTAGCAGATGCCATAACTTTCCACTCATTGATAAGTGTTACTACTTTTTGTCTTGGAATGTCAAGTTGTTTTGAAATTACTGTAGGATCGTTGCCTTTTAAATATTCTTCTACTACTTGATTAACCTGGTCAAGGTGCTTAACTAAATCATCTTCAGTTGACATACTTACCCTCTAGTCTATTAATTTCATCTTTAATGTAAAAAATTGCTTTCTCAAGATCCTGAATAGTTTTTGATTCATCCTTGATTCCTGCTCTCCATAAATATTTAAAAGCATTGCCAATGTTAAAGTTGCGATGTCTTGTAATTTGAATACACTCTACCCCAGAAGGATCTGTAGTGTAGTGTATTGGGTGGTTAACCTGATCAACCGTTATGTTTAGATTTTCACTCATCATCTTCCTCCCAGTCAAACGCCTCTGTCATGTTACGCAGTGTTGCAGCAGTATAAGAAATACCAACTACTGTTACTAATGATAAAACAAAAAGAATGTACTTAATTTTTTTCATCTCTTTGACTTCCTTAATTTAAATTTTGCAAGGTAGACATATATGGTCTCAACACTAGCCCCACATTCCTTAGCAATCTCTTCTGGAGTCTTTTTATCCACAAGATATCTCTTACGCATATAGACTTCACTTGTATATAGTTTAGCAGCCATGATATTAATTGTCAACTTTTCTTTCTTCAATATCATAGTTAAACCTATCAGAGTTTTCCATAATCCACTTATCCTGGTTCTCAACGTCATACTTTCTTTCATTAATTATTCTATCAATCAAATACTCTTTTTCAAGGGTAAACGATGGCTCGTATACACGGACTCTGTTGTTAGGCTGAATGGCAAAGTTTCCATCGTCTCTTTGTATAACGTGACCACACTTATGATCTGCTGGGCTTTCAGAGTAGCCGTCATCTAAAACATTTGTATCTGGATTATGCCAGTCCAGTGTAAAAAGATATGTGCCCTTATGCATTGTCTTTGTTCTGTCTATATAGGACATTCTAAGATTTGTTAGATTTTCAAATTGAGTCACAGAAATGTGATGGCTAAAAGAGTTCCACAAAACTAAATTGTGTAAGTCTACTTCAGGAATCCCTGGCTCTGTGCAAAATGCAGAAATGGGAAGTCTCCACCATAGTCCACCATCTGGCATCATAATATGAAACAGTGGGCTTCTAGACTTTAGACTAGAAACACCAAACACAACACACTCAAAATATTTATCATGACTGTCTTGATGATTTCTTAAATAATTTCCACGTACATAGCAATGTATTGGTGGTATGTTTGCGTTTAACTCTGGCATTATTCAGCCCCTCCTACTGCTTTATTCCAATTTTTAATTGCCCAATGTCCGATGCCACATGCATCTGCAACATCATTATCTGTTATTGTTCTATCGTATTGCAGGTTAATAAAGTTAATTGTTCTTTGCTTTCGTAGTTCTCTTTCATATGATTTAAGCCATGACTCTGACTTCCCTGGATTTTGTGACTTAATAAACAGTTTTTCATCTTTAGAAATCTTCTTGTTTCCAATAAAGTTTTGCCAAGTTATTGGTGCTACCTTGCCTATAACCTTAGTACCAGACTGTCCTGCTGCTCCAAGGATAGCGCCCTGTACAAGAGCAAGATCAGCAGCAGTTTTGGGACTATTCATAAATACTGTGTGCTCAATAATAATAGCCTCAAAGCCTTCGTAGATGTCAAGAAAAGCCTTTACCTTTTGTCCAGCATCCATAACCTTTTCATAGGTGTCTTTCCCTTTAAAGTTAATCTTGCCTACTGACTTTAATGTCTTTTCTTGAGTATCAAAAATAGCAAAGGCAAGGCTATTAGTGCTTGCATCGATAGCACAAATAGTTTTTGGAAGTTTATTTCCTATTGCCTCTGCTAGTTTCACTTTAAGTTATCCTTAATCTCTTTTAATGCTTTTGCTACGTCAGAAGGATTTACATTGCATTTAACACAAAGACTTTCGTCATTATAGATTGACAAAGGCTCTTTACATGATTTGCAGTTTCTTTCCTTACCTTTCCTTTTTTGTCTTCTAGAAATTATATACCTTGCAGCAATTTTTTCTTTTGTTGACATGTCTCTACACTCTGGTGAACAATATATTTGGTATGTTACGTCTGTTTTAAATTGTTTATCACACCATTGACAATGTTTCATCTATAGGCTCCAAGGACTTTAGTTTAAAGTCTCCCTTGCCAGCATCTGCACAAGCCTTTTTAATAGGACATGACTTGCAAATTTTTGAATTTGAGCGATAGTTTTTTTCAGGAAGGGTTCTATCGACCCAAGCCTTGCGAACTGATCTCATCCATTCAAACGTCTGGTCTACCCACCGACGATAATAATCATTTACTTCTACTGGAAGGATAAGCAACTCATGATTATTTTTATTCTCATAAATAAGAACTGCCTTTGCCTTCTTTAGAATCTTCATATAAATTAACAACTGAACAAGGTGTCCAGTCTTAGGCTTCATATGTGCCTTACGATATTCAAATCCCTCATTCATCATTGTCTTAATTTCGCCAAGGAGTTCTTCTCCCTGCCAATTTACAACAACATCTCCGTACCCAAAGATTGGTGGATCAGAGTATGTAATCTTAAACTCAGAATCAACAAGAAAGTCTGGAACGTTGGCCATTGCTTCCTGAATACGTTCATGAGACTTTGTTCCTGCAGTCATGTTGGCTGCACTATATGGCGTTGCATCATCTTCAAACATCTGTCCATCAAATGCTAAGTACCAATATCTGGGACACTCTCCATGTCCATAGGCAATTGTAGATGGTGCAAATGTTTTCTTCTGTGTTTGCTTGTCAATACGGTTAACAGTGTACCCTGACTGAATTTTTTCAGTCAAACCAGCAGCATCGATAGGGTGAACTGGTGCCTTTTCCTGCTTTACCATAATTTGTTGCAATAAACTTTTTGTCATTTTTTACTCGTTTCTATTAGTATAAGTATAGCAGATTAACGTGTGATG